TCTGCTATGGTTGCTGGTTGCTCATCCAGCCATGCCAAGAATTTCTCATCTGTTTTAAGTGTAGGAAAATCAGGGTGCTGATTTAAGAGTTGCTGATAGGCCGCTTGTGATTGAGCTTTTTGCTCTCGGCTTTTCAGTGTCTCTACCTCAGACTTCAATTCCTTTAGCCTGTTTTCTGCTTGAATTGTAGAGATGGTTTCAACCACCTTATACACGTCTGGGTACTTCTCGCGGAACTCAACAAGTTCATCTGGTGTTGTCGGCAGATCTACCTGTGGTACACCCTGACTCGCACCTACTTGCTGTGCATTTGCGATTTGTTCCTTTTCTTGTTTCCACTCTTCAAGTTTAGAGTCGTAGTGCCGCTTGAGGTCGTCATACCGTTTTTTGTAATCGGTACTCGAGCCTTCTGCTGGCTCTGCGAATGCTGTAGTATTTTCTTGCGTCTCTGGAGTGGCCTCTTCTTCAGTCGAGGGGTCCTCAGCTTCTACTACTTCGTCTTCATCCTTATAGACTTCTTCCCGGTACTTACCACGATATAGACTATCGTTGTTGATTGTACCAAAGCTATCATTAGCTTTATTGGCGCGATGCCCTTTAGGTTTTGCCATTGTATTCTCCTATCTCACGGGGCCTCATGGCTGAGGGTAGCCGTAGTGTGTTCACGGGGCCTGCGGAATTGCAGGGTAGCCGTTAAAATCTGTAGTTCAGACCGATGCGGCCGGAGCGACCGTCGTCTGTTGCTTCCAAAGTAACGTCACCGCTCTCGGAAAATCTGTAGCGGACACTTCCCCCTATGACGTCATCGTCGTTAGGTACTTGTGTCTTTGATAAATCCACGTCAACAGGGCCGAATGTTGCACCCATGTTGTAACGCTTCATTTTTGATCCACCACCAAACTCGATGGTTTCCCCGCCGTATTCAGCAGGAAGTTTGGCAGATCCTTTGAAATTGCTTTTTTGTTGTTCAATACCTGCACGTAGTGACTTGTCGTCAGCTAAAAACATTTGACCGTCGAGGGCGAATCCGATATTCTTTCCCTCTTCGTTGACTACAACACCATCGGGGTATTCGGTAGTGTTATTCTGCTCTCCGTAATTTACTCGAGGGCGGGCGACGAAACTGTCGCCTTGTATCTCAGCAGAAAGATCTACATTTGTTTGGTCAGGACCAGACGAGCCTTGCCCAGATACGGAAACACCTCCTACAGCCATCGCCATACCTTCCGCAGGATTAGCAGGCTGTTGGTCTAACGCTTCAGCTTCTGGGCTTTGTCCGTTCTCTTCGACACGCTTCTGTGTTTCCCTAAGACCGCGCTTGTTAATCTTTTCTAAGCGGTCATAGCCGATGACTTCAGCGACTTGTGGGGGAATTAAAACCTCGCCTTTCGAGACGAGTAGAGAAACTTGGGTGTCAAGCTCTATTTTATCGACATCTTGTGCCTTGTCAACACCCTGCGCTTTTAGTTCTTGCATTGCGTTAAGGATCATGTTCTTAACATCGGCACTGCCCATGTATTCAACAGCGGCGGCATTGAGGACGTATGCGCCCTCTTGAACTTCTACAGGAACGTCATCTGCGACAGTTTCGGCATCAGTCATCTGCTCGGGAGGACCACTAACAAACCCCACGGGACCTGTTACGGCTTCTTGTTGACCCCCCATTTGAGCCCCCGGTACTTCTCCACCTATCGCAAATCCGAAGTAGTCTTTAAAGCCGCTGGTAAAATAACTAAATGCGTCGGAGGTATAAGGGGCTACGATGTTGTACGATGGATCTGCTGTATTTCCTATCAGACTTCCGAGTATGGCAGACCGAGGTCTTGTTACGGTACCTGTGACTGTACTTGCTACTCGAGACGCAGGGTCTGAACCTCCACGCGCTCTTTCTGCTTCATCCGCCGCTCTTTGTTCCGCAAACATAGCCTCTTCTTCTGCGGGAGTCATTGCGTACTGAGTGTCAATCGCGCCGTAGAAAGCCTTACCTTCTCCGAACGACATCGCACCCTTGCCTGTACTGGTGAGTTCCCTTGACATGTAGCGGTCTACCCGAGCACCGCCGGGAACTACCATACCTATTAAGTTACCTATTGCGTCTGTAGCCGCATAATCTTCGAAAACTTCTCCTACATATCCCTCGTTAGGAATGACGGTATAGTCACGAGTTAAAGACGTTCCGAAACGCTCTGCAATACCATTTGCTAACCCCTCAAAACCCCGGCGCACTGTGGCACCAAAGCCTGTACTACGATCTACAGTAGAGTAGATATCCCCTGCTATTCCGTATTCACCTATTGCACGAGCGTAAAACGCCGCATCACTAGCGTCGTAACGCCCTCCCCGAGGATCAAACGACTGCATAGAGCCCGTTGAATCCATTACAATAGTTCCTTTATTAAAGTTAAAGGACGTATCGGTTAGTTTGTCGAGTGTAGTGAATTGTTCTGTAATTTTGTCAATTTCAAAATCTTCGCCAACATCTCCGGAGCCATAGTAAGTACCGTCACTATCTGTGCCGTACTGCCCAGAATACGAGGGGCCAGAGAACCCCGGCTCACCGGGGTTGTCGAAGGTTCCAGAGAAAAAATCGTTGTTATTGTCGTCACTGCGGTCAATACCCATGTTGGAATCAACTTCAGCCCCAGATCCTCCCCGGCCGCCTCCGCCGCCGCCTTGATTCCAATTTCCCATTTCTTATTATTTCTCCGCGTCTACCACTGCTTGATGGTTAGATTTGAGGTTTAGGAGGGTTTCCAGTAAAACCATCTTCCCCTGCAACTGGAACATTTCCCGTTCCGATTGTGCCGTCACCAACCCCCGAAGCGTCAACTGGTGGAGGTCCGCCAGATACTGCGTCAGCGAATCCCATGCCTGCGGGTTGTTGACCAGCGGGCCCACCTTGCTGGCCTGTTCCTTGTTGAGCATTTGCTAGTCCTTGTAACACTTTTGCGTAAAGTTGCGCTTCATCCAAATCGTTCACGAGCTCCTCAGGATCGATGTCCTGAGAGATCGCCAATTCTTTCATTAAATTCGGTAACTTAATGAACGGCGCGAGCATCGGGTTAGAAACCGTCTGGAGAAGCGTTGTAAGCCTCTGTGAGCGGACTTCTTTTTGCATGACTGCCGAGGTACCCCGAGGTTTAATAGTGAGGTCTCCTTCGATGTCTGGTGCTTCGTCGTTGTACTGCATATTCCATTGGAAATACGACAGTCCGAGAGGTTTGAGTAAGAAGTCATCAATATTCTTAACGACGGTCTTAATCGACATGCTTCCCTGTGACAGCAACATAGATAGACCAGAGGATGTCCGGCCGGTACCAGAGACTCCGGTTTGCCCGTGCATAATTGATGGGATACCAGTCTCTTCGTCAGCCAACTGGCGGCTAATCTGATACATCTGAATATTTTCAGGTGCAGTGTTAGGAAACTTAAGACCGTTAATTGCTGTACCTGTAACTCCAGACTGACGTCTAAAGACCTTACCGGGGAAGATATCAAAGTTCTGACCGGGTACGAGAGACGCTTCATCCACGTCAAATACAAGGTTACCCGCTAGTGCCAAGTTATCAATTGCCATACGCACGTGCCCATTCATGAGCATCTGTGCGTCTTCCATGTTCTCTGCTACACCAACACCCCAGATTTGGTAGGGGTTAACCTCGAAGGGAAATGCGTAGTATGGAATACGGGCTGGCATAAAGGGGTTCAATACACAACGTAGTACACTAGTGCCACAAATCCATGCGTTAATTTGAACTTGATCGAGCTCAGACATGTCTTCGGGTAACTCAAGACCTATCTGTGCGGCAAACTTAGCGTCGAGAACTCCCCAGTACTCTAAAACTTCAAAGCGATTTTCTTGGTAGTACGGCTCCGTATCATCCTCGCGGATAGTGTCTTCGTAGTACTTATCTTCGTAGTTTGGCCCTTTTACGATTGCTGTTTCAATAGCGTCCGCATTAAAATAGGGACGATTCATCAAACTACGTAACTGCTGGCGATTCATGCGGTGACGTTGAATTACGTACTCGCAATCTTCGATACTGGTCGCTGACGGGTCTGGGTGAAAGTCCCAGACAGAAACGTGCTCAACACGAGGGGATACCTTTTCTTGAGGAGCGTAAACACGAGACCCATCTTCACCTCGCTCCCATTTATGTACTTTATCGTAAAAGTTCAGAGGTCCCTTTACAATACCCGTGCCTAGTAAGGACGCTTCAAAGATAGCGTACCGCATTACATTTACGGCATCCGTGTCTAAGAGCTGATCGTGAATAACCTTCTCGAGAGCACGTGCGGCTTCTTTAGCTGGCTCAAACTGTGGCTCCCCGACTTTTGAAGGGCCTGCCGCAAGATTATCAGCCATTCCTTGGTATTTACCAAAATTTACAGACGTAGCCCCCGGCTCGAGATCCATACCATCCCCCGGAAAACCGAAAGGACTTGGAGCGTCGTCAGCGGGGCCTTTTAAGTGTGCATATTCTGCGATACCGTCTGGTACTGGGCTAGCCTCAACAACGATGGGAAATTTCTTGTTAGCAAACAGAATGTCAATAATTTGACCGTACGCCGCGAGAACTTTCGTCTTCGTGATTTTAATAAACACTTTAGAACGCTCAGAGTCACGGTATTGCGTAGAACTGTCGTAGATTCCACGATAGTTCTTGTACGCCTGTAACCAGCGAGATTCAAAAGTGCGGCGGCCATTCTCAGAATCTTCAAATTTCTGTTGAATGTGACCGGCCAGCCCCGGCATTTTTTCTTCAGCGTCGGCAAACTCGACCTGAGAATCATCGGGAGCTTGGAGGAAGCCCTCATCAGCCATGTTTAGGTACCTAAATGGTTGTTAAAGTGCAGATTGCTTGTCTGAATTCAGGATAGAAGCGTCAAGAGCTTGCTTACCGCCTTTCTTGCCTGCATCAACAATCAGTTCTTCAGTTTTTGCGACTGTATCGAAGTCTTTACCTTCACGGTGAAGGTTGTTTTCGCCGCAGTTGTAGTCGACGCCTTTCTTGTCGGCATTCATAATATCTGCTTCTGAATATTTCATTACTTATCTCCGTTGTATTTAGATTTACTCAAGTCCCGTTGTATATCTGAAAATTCATCGTACTCAGGGCTTATTGAAGGTTGTGTTGGTGTAGATACGCTAGGTGCACTTTTTAGTGCTTTTTGAATTCCGCCAACGAGATCAGAACCAATGTCGTACATTGTGTAGGGCTCGCCGGGTTGAGAAGGTTGTAGTTGTTCTTGGGCCGCCTTTTTAAGCATGTAGGCACCGTAAATGGTGCGACCAGCTTTGTAAATTCTTCCTGCTTTTCTAGCAAAGTTTTTAAATGAAGGGGCGGTCTCTGGCTCTGTTCCGGGCATTCCCGAAGCCTTTCCTTCTGCAATTACATCTAGTGCTGTTCCAAAAATATCAGCGGCTTGTCCGATACTGGGTGTTTGCGTAGGACTTTGTTCTTCTATAGGCTGACCTGCTTGGCGCGTACGCTTAGTTAGCTGACCTACAGTATTGAGAGCGTCCATCACATTCTGCGGTAAATCGCTATAGTCAATTGGTTGATTTTTGTCGACGACAGTGACTTGTGGTTCTTTTGCTGTAGGTGCCGCTTGCTGTAGAGTTTCCTGAGCCGCCCTGTACTCTGGGCTATTCATGATCTCTGCCAATTTCATCTCACCTTCCATCTGAGCGACGCGAGATTCTGTTGTCTTTACGCTGTAGTCTTCGATAGCATACGCACGGTACGCTTCGGATAGCTCAGGGTCAGCTTGGAATAGGTATGTGCCCTCTTCCGTCGTAGCTGTCATACCACCACCCTGCACAGGCAGTGACTTTAGGAATTCTGGATTGAGAACTTTTTTTAGGCGTGTGCTCGTGACCAAGTCTCGTGCAATAACAACAGAGCGTAGTTCTTCTGGTACTGTCGCTGGGTCGATACCGATATCGCTGAGATACTGCGGTACATTCGATGTTTCAGAGTACGCCACAATCTTTGCGTCAGTTTTGAGCAACTTTGGCTCGATAACTTCGTTGTACGTCTCATCATCGATGTACTTAGACGCTTCGTCCGTTCCCATACGGCCTGCGGCAAACAAACGCTCGTCTTTCTCGAGTCCGCTCTCAAGGAGAATAGCCTCTTCCGCGTTACGATAGTCTGAGAGAGTGAATCCGCCTTTTACAACATTACCTGTCGGGCTTTTACGCTCAACCTCTGGCATGTCGACTTTAAGCTCTTTGTTTCCGGAAGCAATCAGCTTCTTATCGTCTACAAAGATCTTACCCTGCTTTCTTTCACCAATTGCTTGCTCGAGAAATACACGAGCCATCGGACGCAAAATAACTGTCTTCTCACCCTTCGGTTTGTTAGCACTCTTACCTTCGATGAAAGTGAGAGTGCCCATTACTGGGTCGTATCCAGAAACCTCGATGTCAGCCATATCCGAGAGACGGAGACCACTGAAGTATTTAAAACCTAAGAAGTCGCGCTCTGCTTTCTTTCCTTCCTGATTCAAGCGAGTCAGGACGGCTTTAGTACCAGCGTGTAAGTTACCTTCAAATTTTTTCTTCGTACGACCACGGAAGTACTTGTATCCTGTATACGTGTCCCACTCGTCCTTGCTCATCAGAGAGGAGAGACGATTCTGTACACTAGCCTGTGGTCCTGCCTTCTCGTTTAGACCTGCATCAGTGAACAGGGTGTTAATTCGGTTGTTTACCTGCAAAACACCAGACTGGGATGAAACCTCGTCTTTTTGCTTTGCATCTGCTAACGCACTCAGAGAATACGGACTAGACATGTTCCACGCCGTGATAGCCTTACCATCGTCCAAGTCTTTTAGCTTGATGTCTAAAATCGGAGTGTCTTCGTATTGAAAACCTGACAATTTCCCTACTACAGACGTAATCTCTGATTGTAGTTTTGGCTCTTTTTGCGCTTTAAACGCCAAGGCCTGCCCGAGTGTGTACTCTTGCAGTTCTTTCGCTGAAACTAACTTAGGTGTTGCCATTTAGTATCCGAAGGTTGTGTCCTGTGGCTGGAATGTGCTATTCTTAATGTCGTTAAGAGTCTTATGAATGGAGACGTAACCCGATGTACGAGTCATTAGCATATAACGTAACGCATCGTATGCGTGATCTTCTGCTTTCGTGTCTACATCTTCAGAGTTTGTTTTTGATAGAGGTATGCCAGCTAATTGTTTTATTATGTTTGTGCAGGTGTTAAAAAACTTTACGGTGGGCTCTCCGGTGAACTCATTGTCACCTAGACGACGGTGAATTTCCATCTTGCCAGATATACGGTTACGATCCGAAGGTGTCCAACGACATCCCATGCGAATCATAGTTTCGGCTATTGAAGGCCCGTATCCCGTACGGTTCCAGCATGATGAATCGAGAACAGCATAGTGTGGAGCAGGATCGTACTCCTCCATTTCTAATATTTTAGCGGCAAGTTGCTCTGCTGTAAAGTGTTTTACGTAAAGTTCTCGATAGACCCATATGTTGTTGTCCCAATCGATTGCACCCCAGAGTATGCACGAAGGGCTTGCGTAACCGTAGTCGGCCGCTCTGATTCGGGGCCAATTTGTTGGGAGTTCGTAAGGATCGACAACATGTTTGAGCTTGTGGAACTCTGGGAATGCACAACCTTCTGCAACGTCCCAGTCTCCATCGAGTAAACGCTTTCGCTCCACTTCTGGGAGGGAGAGGAGCATGGCCTCGTACTGTCCGTCCCGCATAAGGTACGGATTGTCAGTAAGTCTGGCTGGGACGAACTTTCTCCAGTACAGCGGTTTGCCTGCCTTCTCATGTCCCTCAGGGTATACGTATGCCTTTCCTGACTCGAGATCGGTGGGAACGAATGGCTTACCGGGGTCTCCTTGGTCGATGTACATCTTTTTAACCCACCATCCTCCGACGCCGCCGGGGTTGGCCGTACAGCGCATGGAGAGATTCTGGGCGAGCTCGGGGTCTGTTGAACGGAGACGAGACCGTAGATAGTCCCAGACATAGGAGGTGGGGTACTGGGTAATTTCATCGATTGCTATCCAGTTAAAAGCCTGTCCTTGGTATCGAGTGACGTCTTTATCTTTGTCGAGGTACGAGAACCATATGGTCGCTCCACAGGGGAAGACCCACGTCGACTTACTCTCACGGAATACGGCACCGGGAAACGCTTTGGTATACAGTTGTTTCGACTTTGATATGAGTTCAGTCAATTCATCGAGAGTACGGCGGAGAAGAAGCCCCCGATGGTTAGGGTTGTGACAGTAGCGGAGAGGATCAGCAAGAAGAGCGAAACTCTTTCCGCCCCCGGCCGCGCCCCCATATAGCACATCCTGCTCTGGAGCACTGAGAAACTCTTCTTGAGGTCCTTCATTTGGTTGAAATACAACTTCAGACTCGCCAACGAGGTCTTGAACAGCTTTTGGTAGAACATTCAGGTCTCCTTGGTCGATTACCCGTGATTTTTCGCCCTTTAGGGCTGTTTCTACCTTCGAGGCGGCTTTTTCTCTTACATTTGCGCGGTATGCTTGCTTTGTAGCGGCGGCACGTTTCTTTTCTGCATCTTTCTTAGACCTTCGGATACTCGCCTGCGTTGCTCTACGCGCTTTCTCAGCAGTAGAGAGGTTGTACCGTGCTTTCGGGGCATTCGGGTCCTTTTTCGGACGTCCACCCTTGCGTTTTGGTTCTTCCGTGACCTCATCAGTCATGTTCTATAACCATTTCTTTCTTAGGGGGGAGTAGTACCACCCCATGTATAGCTTGGACATTGACATTGTGAGTCTCCTGTTTCCCGAGACCCACTCGGTTGAGGAGAGATTCGGCGGCTTGGAGCCGTACATTATCTCCACGCTCAATTTCCGGGGCGTCAATGGTCGAGACCAGCTTATTTGCGGCCTTGAGAGCACCACCTGCAAGAATATTCCGTGCTCCTTCGATAATCTCGTCGGCAAGAGACTCTTTGAGATGTCCGATGGAACCTTGCGAGTAACCCGACACTTCGCAAGCCCTCGAGAAGTTACCTCCGTTCTCGAAGAGCGCGGTAAGGAAAGCTTGCTGTTGGTCGGAGAGTTCACGCTTTTTACTCTTTTGGGGGAGGAGGTTCATGGTTTATCACATATATGTGTTAAAAAAACGGGAGATTATCACCTATGAGTGATAATTATGTGCGGAAAAGTGGAATATACTCACATTTTAAGCGCATAAAAAGGGATTAAGTTGTACACATGGGCCTCTGGTCTCGGAACTTTGTTCACATGGACTATAAAAGTTGATTTCCCCTGCCATTTCGGCCCCGGTACACCACCATTATGTATACCATAGGCTATTTCTGTCAACAAAAAAATATATTTCTCCAAACTCTTGACGGATGATAATCTGAGCAGTACAATGGGATTGTAAGCCCGCCGGGGTAAACCCACATATCACCAACAGGTTGACCCCAGAGCCCTGACAGTACCCCCTGCTGTCGGGGCTTTTTTATGTCTGGGCCGGGGCCATCGGGGTAACCAACGGTAAGCCGTCGGCCTCCCCATCGGTAAGCCATCTGCGCCCCATCGGTAAGCCGTCGTGTGAAACATTGCGTGAAACACTCTTCCAAAAC